GGTAACGCACGACCCCGCAATTTTTGTAGCGGTAGCAATTTGGAAGGCGTTTCGTTTCTAAATGAAAATTGAACAAGCGGCACTCGATAGCGTCACTCCCTATGCCAGAAACCCGCGCAACAACAGCGAGGCGGTCGCCAAAGTGGCGGCGTCGATCAAAGAGTACGGCTGGCGACAACCAATTGTCATAGACGAAGAGCGCGTTATCATTGCTGGCCATACGCGCCTCATGGCGGCGCAGCGCCTGGGGCTGGAGAAGGTGCCGGTCCATGTCGCCACCGGCTTGACGCCGCAACAGGTCAAAGCCTACCGGCTGGCCGACAATCGCGTGGCGGCTGAAGCCGAGTGGGATCGAGATTTGCTGGCCCTGGAATTGGGCGAATTAAATAATGAGGATTACGATTTAACGGTCACGGGTTTCGATGATGATGAACTCGCCGCATTGTTAGCAAGCGGTGCGGAAGGATTAACTGACCCCGACGATGTTCCCGATCCGCCCGAAGAGCCGCAAACTGTTATTGGCGACGTTTGGCTGCTTGGCAATCACCGGCTGGTCTGCGGCGATAGCACAAACGCGGACGACGTGGCCAAGTGTTTGAACGGCGTGGAACCGCATTTGATGGTGACCGACCCGCCGTATCATGTGACGCCGACATCGAAAACGCATTATGAAAAACCTGGGATGATTAAAGGCGGTTGGATGGGTACGGATTACCCCGTAAATTCCAGCGAGATGTTTGAAGTCCCCGAGTTCGCGGATTGGATGCCGCTGACATGGGCGAGTTTATCACCAAACTCTGACGCATATATTATGAGCAACGACAGGAATCTCGCGGAAATATCAGACGCGGCTAAAGCTGCCGGGTGGAAATATCACAACACTTTGATCTGGCAAAAGCCGGGTGGGATTCCAAACAGGTGGTATTTTAAGGATGTAGAATTCTCCCTGTATTTGTTCAGAGGTAAGGCGAAAACAATTAGGCTGAAGTCGTCAACGCAGACATTTCGGTGCAAGCATACAAGTGATCGGGTTCACATGAGCCAAAAGCCTGTTGAATTATTCGAGCATTACATACTGAATAGTTCCGACCCAGGCCAATCCGTCTATGACCCGTTCCTGGGGTCTGGCACCACCATTATTGCCGCCCAAATGACAGGGCGTGCGTGCCACGGTTTAGAATTATCACCAATCTATTGCGACGTGATCGTAAAGCGGTGGCAAGACTTCACCGACCAAAAAGCGAAGCACGCCGAGACGGGTGCGCTGTTTAGCTGATGGCCATGCCAACCTATCCAGCCGCGACGATGGCGAAGTTGTTAATACTGACGCCGCGCCGCCTACAGCAATTGGTGACTGAGGGCGTTATTCCGAAGGTCGAGCGCGGGCGCTATGAACTCGCACCCGTAGTGCAAGCGTACATTCATTATTTACGCGAGCGGGCGGTTCCGGGTGCGATGAATGTTGTTTCAATCGACGAGGCGCGGCAACGCAAACTTGCAGCCGACGCTAGATTAGCCGAAATCGAAGTCGCTAAAGCCGAAGGCGCGGTCGCCAGTATTGCAGCCGTCGAAAATGGTTGGACTGTGTTGGTTCATACGTTGCGCGGTCGGTTGTTAGCTTTGCCGCAACATATCGCCGCGATGGTGGCCGTCGAAACTGAAATAGCTAAATGCGAAGCTTTAATCGCAAGCCAAATCAAAGGGGCGTTATCTGAACTCGGTGAAACAAAATTATCAGACATCGAAGACCGGACTAGCGAGCCTGAACGAGGCGCGGGCGCGGGCGATGCGAACGATGCTTCCGCCGCCCGATCTCAGCATCAGCGAGTGGGCAGACCAAGAAAGGGCGCTGTCGCCGGAAGCTAGTGCCGAACCCGGACGCTGGTACACTGACCGAGCGCCTTACTTGCGCGGCATTATGGACGCGATCAGCGACCCGGCAATACGGGAAGTGGTCGTTATGTCGGCAAGCCAAGTCGGCAAAACTGAAGTATTACTAAACACAATTGGCTTTCACATAGCGCACGACCCCGCACCGATCTTGGTCATTCAGCCGACCGGCACCGGCGGCATGGCCGACAGTTTTGCAAAAGACCGGCTTGCGCCGATGCTGCGCGATACGCCAGCGCTCAAAGGTAAGGTGAAAGACCCGCGTGCGCGCGACAGCAACAATACGACGCTGCACAAAAAGTTTCCGGGCGGCCACATTACGATTGTCGGCGCGAATAGTCCGGCGGCATTGGCGAGCCGTCCGATCCGAATATGTCTATTCGACGAAGTTGACCGATATCCGGCGAGTGCCGGTAGCGAAGGCGACCCGATACAGCTTGCGCGAAAGCGCGCCGCGACGTTCTGGAACCGCAAGGTTGTAATGGTTTCGACGCCCACAAATAAAGGCGCGTCGCGCATCGAGGCGGCTTACGAGGCAACCGACCAGCGCCGCTTCTATGTGCCGTGCGCTGATTGCGGCGAGTTCGAGCCGCTAAAGTGGGCAAACGTACAATGGCAACCGGATCAACCGGAAACGGCTACTTATGTTTGCCAGCACTGCGGGTCGGCATGGGACGAAGCCGCGCGGCAGCGCGCGATCAAAGGCGGCGAATGGCGCGGCACTGAGCCGTTCGCGGGCGTCGCCGGGTTTACGCTCAACGGGCTAAACAGCCCGTGGGCTAGCATGCCGGAAATTGTGCGCGAATTTCTGGCGGCGAAGCGACTACCGGAAACATTACGCGTTTGGGTGAACACGTTTCTTGGCGAAAGCTGGGAAGACGCTGGCGAACAAGTTGACGACTATGCGGTGGCCGACCGCCGAGAAACATACGATGCGCCGCTGCCGGATGGCGCGCTTGTTTTGACGGCGGGCTGCGACGTTCAAGACAACCGGCTCGAAATCGAGGTGGTCGCACACGGGCGGGATGAAGAAAGCTGGTCAATCGAGTTTAAGACGATTTACGGCGACCCAAGCAGCGCGGCACCGTGGGGCGATCTCGACGAGTTTCTGAAGCAGCCATTTCGCACTGAGAAAGGCGGCGAACTGCATATCCGCGCGGCGTGCGTCGATAGCGGCGGCCACCATACCAGCGCCGTTTACAAGTTTTGCAAAGCACGCGAAGGCCGACGCGTTTTTGCAATCAAGGGCGTCGGCGGCGAGGGCAAGCCGTTAGTGGGCCGACCGACCAAAAACAACATCGGCAAGACGCGGTTGTTTCCGGTCGGCGCAAACACGGCGAAAGATTTAATATTTGCGCGGCTACGGATCACCGAACCGGGGCCGGGGTTTTGCCACTTTCCGGCGCATTACGACGACGAATATTTTCGCCAACTCACGGCGGAAAAGTGCGTCACCAAATATCATAAAGGCTTTCCGCGCCGCGAGTACGTCAAGACGCGCCCACGCAACGAGGCGCTTGATTGCCGCGTCTACGCGCTGGCGGCCTACGGGATTTTGAATTTGAACATCAACAAAGTTGCCGAGCGCGCCGAGCGCCGCGAGCAAACACCGGAGCCGGAGAAAATCGATCCGCACGTTGCCGCTCAAGTCTCGGCGCGGCGGCCCAAACGGCAGGGCGGCAACTACATGAACAGTTGGCGGGACTAATGAATGGCAAATTTATTTGATACGGACAATGTGCCGGAGACCGAGCCGCGCGTCATTGTCGCGGGCGACCGTGTGCAGTGGAAACGAACGGACCTTGGCACCGATTACGCGAACTCGGCCTACTCGCTGAAATATTCAAGCCGCTTGGAGGGCACCGGCAGTACAACGGTTGACGTTGCGAGCGCCGATAGCGGCGACGACTTTTTGATGACGATCACGTCGAGTACGTCGGCCAGTATTTCGACCGGCGTTTATCACTGGCAACTTTACATTATACGCGACAGCGACAGCGAACGGCTCACGGTCGACGCCGGAACGTGGGAAGTCAAACCCAACCTAGACGTGAACACCGCCGACCCGCGCAGCCATGCGAAAATCGTGCTGGAAGCGGTCGAAGCGGTGATCGAAGGCCGCGCGAGTAAGGATCAAGAAAGTTATAGCATTGCGGGGCGCAGTCTCAGCCGGACGTCGATACCCGATTTACTTGAACTACGTAACCACTACCGCTCGATTGTTATACGCGAGCAGCGCCGCGAGAAGGCGCGAAACGGCGACCCGACCGGTCGTCTTATACAGGCGACATTTTAGATGGGATGGTTTAGCAAAAAAACGCGCCCGGCAAAGAGCCCGGCGCGCAAACGCGGCTGGGGTGGCGCGAAGACTGGCCGCCTATTTGCCGATTTCATTGCCAACAGCAAGTCGGCTGACGCCGAGATGCGTTACGACTTGCGCACATTGCGCGACCGCTGCCGCCAGCTAACGCGCGACGACCCGTATTCAAAACGATTTTTGAAAATATTATCGACCAATGTGGTCGGGCCGAACGGCGTCGGGTTGCAACTCAAAGCCAGAAACGATGACGGAAAGCTCGATACTTTCGGCAATCAAATCATCGAGCGCGCTTGGCGGCGCTGGGGGCGGCGCGGTGTGCCGACCGTCGACGGGCGTATGTCATGGAAAGACGCGCAGCGACTATTTATCGAAAGCGTCGCGCGCGACGGCGAGGTTTTGCTGCGCCACATACGCAACGCCGATAACCCATACGGCTACGCGATACAGTTTCTCGAAGCCGACCACCTAGACGAAGACTATACAACACGCGCCGATAGCAAAGGGCGGCGCGTATCAATGGGCGTCGAGCTTGACCAGTTCGACAAGGCAACCGGCTATTATTTGTGGACGGCTCACCCGCACGCCGATCTTGGCACCAAGCAATCGCGAAACCGCGTTTCGGCTGACGAGATTTTGCACGCGTATCTCGCCGAGCGGTCGCACCAGAGCCGGGGCGTGCCGTGGATGGCGACAACAATTACACGCTTGAAGCAGTTAAGCGGATACGAAGAAAGCGAGCTTGTGGCGGCGCGCGTGGCGTCGGCAAAAATGGGCTTTTTCACTAGCCCGGACGGCGACGGCTATAGCGGCGAAGAATATGACGACACATACCAGCCGCTAACAAGCGCCGAACCGGGGTCGTTCGAGCAATTGCCGACCGGCGTCAACTTTGAGGCGTTCGACCCATCGCACCCGACAACGGCGTTTGCCGATTTCGAGCGAGCAATTTTGCGCGGCATCGCGAGCGGTCTAAATGTTAGCTACCACTCACTTAGCGGCGATCTAACGAGCGTCAATTATTCGAGCATTCGGCAAGGCGCGCTTGAAGAGCGCGACTATTACCGCTCGCTTCAACAGTTCACTATCGAGCATTTCATCGAGCCGATCTTTCGCGCATGGCTCGAAATGGCAATGACCACCGGCGAGATCACCATACCGGTCAGCCGCTTCGACAAGTTCGCCGACGCCGTGACGTGGCGACCGCGCGGCTTCGCGTGGATAGACCCGCTTAAAGAGATACAGGCGAACATTGCCGGGCTGCAAAACGGCCTAATCACAATGCAAGACGTCGCCACGCAACACGGGCGCGACGTTGAGGATGTGATGGAACAAATCGGACGCGAGAAACAAATGGCCGAACAGCTAGGCGTCACGCTGGCGTTCGAGCCGTTCGGCGCAAGCAAAAATTCAGTCGATCCAAATATCGCTGGGGGCGATGAACCATGACAGATGAAACATCGACCGAAACGGTCGAAGCGACCACCGAAAACCCGCCAACCGGCGGGTTTTTTGATTCTGAGGCAGAACAAGCCGAAGACGGCGAGGCGGTAACAGATCGAACCGCGCAGCCGGTTGAAATTATGCACCGCGCATTTGCGATAAGCGCGACGCCGGTCGATGAAGCCGAGCGCCGCGTGCAAATCGCAGTGTCGAGCGAAGAGCCGGTCGAACGCCAGTTCGGTATCGAGGTTCTCAAGCACACGCGCGATGCAATCAATTTAGATTTTTTTGACGGGGGCCGAGCGCCGCTTTTGCTCGATCACGACCCGCGTCAACAAATTGGCGTCGTTGAAAACACTGACATCGACGAGGGCGCGGGCCGTCTCCGCGCCACCGTTCGCTTTTCTAAAAGCGCACTCGGCGAAGAGGTTTTCCGCGACGTACTCGATGGCATCCGGTCGAACGTCTCGGTCGGCTACCGCATCGAGAACATGGTTTCCGACGAAAAAGACGATGGCGCGGGCGTCACTCGATTTGTCGTCGACAGTTGGACACCAGTTGAAACGTCAATCGTCTCAATACCAGCCGACACAAGCGTCGGCGTTGGGCGGTCGGCACCCATTCCAAACATCAAAAGTGAGGCAAAAGACATGACTGAAACAGTCATCGACGAAGGCGCAGTACGCGCCGCTGCCGCTGACGAGGCCCGCGCCGACGAACGCAAACGCGTCCGTGAAATTAGTGCGCTGGCTGGGCGGCACCAACTGAAAGACATCGGCGATAAGGCTATCGACGATGGCACCGGCATCGACGAGTTTCGCGCGCAAGTGCTTAACGCTATCGGCGACGCCAAACCGCTCTACACACCGGCGGATCAACCCGACATTAGCGAAAAAGAGCAACGCGACTTTTCGCTGGTGCGGGCCATTCGCGCCGCCGCCAATGGCGACTGGAGCGACGCGGGCTATGAGCGCGAGGTCAGTTCTGAGATCGCGCGCAACACGGGGCGCGAGCCGAAAGGCTTTTACGTTCCGGCTGAAGGTTGGGGTCAGCGTAACATCATCGTCGGCACAAATGCCGACGGCGGTTTTATGAAAGGCACTGATCATCTCGGAAGCGAGTTTATCGCCGCGCTGCGGGGCCGTCTTGAAGTAGCGGGCCTGGGCGCTCGCATTATGACGGGTTTGCAAGGCGACGTTGCTATTCCGAAAATCAGCGCGGGCGGCACTGCCGGTTTCGTTGGCGAGGGTAGCTCTGTGTCCGAAGTGAACCAGACGTTTGCGCAAGTTTCTCTGGCTCCGAAAACTTTGGGCACCATGACGGATATCTCGCGGAAACTCGCGTACCAGTCCGACCCAAGTGCAGAGGCCATCATCCGCGACGATCTCATGGGCGCAGTCGCGGCCAAGATCGAAGACGTTTGCATCGAAGGCGACGGCTCAAATGAGCCAACGGGCGTCACGAAAACGTCCGGCATTGGAAGCGTAGCTATCGGAACCAACGGCGGCGCGCCGACGTGGGCGTCCGTCACCGCACTGGTTAAGGAAGTCGAGCAAGACAATGCGGCGCTCACCGACAACCAGGGTTTTCTTACGAACCCGAAGGTTAAGCACAAGTTGGGCGGCACTGCTAAAGTCGGATCGTCTGATAGCGTGATGATTTTGGATGACCCGTGGGATCAGCTTTACGGTTACCCCATCCGGTTCACTACGCACGTTCCGAGCGACTTGACCAAGGGTTCGACTAGCGGAACTTGCAGCGCCATGATTTTCGGCGACTGGTCCAATCTTTTGATTGGTTTCTGGTCCGGCATGGACGTTTTGGTCGACCCGTACACCGGCGGGCCAGCGGGCAATATCCGCATTTTGGTTCACCAAGACCTTGATGTTGGCGTGCGTCACGCGCAGAGCTTTGCGGCCTGTCTCGACTACACCACCACCTAAACTAGGTGTTAACAACGAAGAACGCGGCGGCCCTCAAATCGGGGGCCGTCGCTTTTTCTGAGGGGTACAACATGAAAGTAGAATTAACACGCGGCGTGGCAATCGCTGGCGTGCATCACGACGTCGGCGAAGTGGTCGAGGTCGATGACGCGCTGGGCCGTCAACTGATGGCGATGAGCAAGGCCAAAGAGCCGAGCGCAAAACCGGCAAAGGGGAAGAAGAGTGCCAAGGCTGATTAAATTCAAAACCGACGCCGCCTTCAACGGCGCGGCTTATGAAAAAGGCACGGTTGTGGCGATCTCCGTTAATGAAGCGGCAGAGGCTGTCGATAAAGGCGTGGCCGAATATGCCGACGGCAAAAAGGCAGCGGCCAAAAACCGCGCCATGCCAGCCGCCGAAATAGCGGAGCGTTAAGTGCCGCGCCCATCGGTCGAAAGCGCGACCGATCTTTCAGATTTTTTTGACACCGACGAGTTTGCGTTAGCCGCAAGTTACACCGTGACCGGCGGCAGTGCCGCGACGGTCAACGGCGTGTTCGACGAAGGCTTTGTCGCTGTTGATGTCGGCGGTCAGGTACAGGTCGCCAACGTGCAGCCGCAATTTCAGTGCGCCACCAGCGATGTTAGCGCCGCCGACAAGGGCGACGCGATCACGGTTAATAGCGTTAGCTACACAGTGGCCGAGGTTCAAGCCGACGGCACTGGCTTGACCACGTTAATTTTGGAGCGCGCATAAATGGCGCACGTTCGCAAATCTATTCGCGACAATATCGTGACGGCTGTCACCAGCTTGTCGACGACCGGCGCGCGCGTATACCGCTCGCGGATATATCCGCTTGAAACGGCCAACGATCTGCCCGGCTTGTGCGTTTATACGCTGCGCGAAGCCAGCGAAGCCGACACGGTCGGCGGTAGCGCGCACGGCATGGCGCGCGAGGTCGACATCGTGATCGAAGCCTACGTGCGCGGCACAGCCAATTACGACAACACCTTGGACACCATTTGCGTCGAGGTTGAAGAAGCCGTCGCCGCTGATTTAACGCGCGGCGGCAATGCCAAAGACACGCTTCTTGAAAGCACAGAATTTGAATTATCGGGCGAGGGCGACCAGCCGGTCGCGATGGCTCGATTAACGTATCGCTGCCTATATCGAACGGCTGCGAACGACGTAGAAACAGCCATATAGCGAGGTAATCAATGGCTACATTTTTTGGAAATAGCGGCGTCGCGAAAATCGGCGCAAACACGGTTGCGGAAGTACGGTCGTTTTCCGTTACCGAAACTATGGATACCGTCGACGATACCAGCATGGGCGACAGCTATCGCTCTTTCAAAACGGGACACGGCAGTTGGTCCGCGACCATTGAGTGCATGTGGGACGACACCGACACCAATGGCCAAGAGGCAATGGCTATCGGGTCGAGCGTCACGCTCAATCTCTATCCCGAAGGCGCTGGCAGCGGTGCCGATGAAATACAAGGCACGGCAATCGTCACCGAAGTCGGCGTAAGCGTCGCGTCGGAAGATTTGGTTACGCGCTCATTCTCGCTACAGGGTAGCGGCGGCATCACGCACGGAACGGCCTAGCGCATGGCTGAAATCAACGGCGTTCATGCCATTCTTGACCGCGCTCGCGCGCACTTTGAGGGCAAAGGCCGCAAGCGCATCGAGATTGCCGAGTGGCCGGATGAGGCGGGCGCGCCGACCGTGCTATGGGCAAAGCCGATGACGCTTCACGAAAAGAACCGTATCTATAAGGGTGCGCGGAAAGACGATCTCGGCATTCTTGTCGATGCGATCATCTTAAAAGCCGAAGATCAGGCGGGCGAGCCGCTGTTCACGCTCGAACACAAGCAGCCGCTTCTGCGCGCCGTTGACGCCGACATCATCGCCAGGGTCGGAAGCGAGATTATCGGCGGCGACGACGACGTTGATGAATTAGCAAAAAACTAAAAGACGATCCCGAGCTTTTCGCCGTGTTCGCTACAAGCGAGCGCCTTGGGATCGATGTGCGCGAAATACTGGATTGGCCGTGCGACTTATTCGCGGCGTGGCTGGCCTATTTTCATGTGAAATCGGAGTACGAACAGAGTGGCGGACCAAAAGCTCAGAGTTGACATAACGGCCAAGGACCGCACGAAACAGGCATTTTCGCGCGTCCAAAAATCGCTGGGCGCGCTCAAGAAGTCGCTTCTTAATATCAAGACGCTCATAGGCGCTGCGTTTGCCGCTGTTGCTGTACGGGCGCTCACGCGCTTCGTGACCAAGGCCGTAGATGCGGCGGATGCAATTGCAAAGACCTCGCGCGCGATTGGCATCTCGACCGATAAATTACAAGAGCTTCGTTTTGCTGCTGATATCAGCGGAATCAGTGTGGAGACACTCGATAGCGCGTTGCTCGGCTTTTCCAAGCGTGTTGGTGAGGCGCGCGCCGGGACAGGCACGCTAGTCACGCTATTGAAAGCGACGGATGTTGAATTGCTGCGCAACGTGCAATCAGCGCAAACGGTCGACGAGGCGTTCAATCTTATAACTCGTGCGGCCAACCGCATGGGCAACGAGATGGACAAGTCGGCGCTGCTCGCGGCGGCGTTTGGGCGCACGGCTGGTACAGCGTTCAAAAATTTAGTGCCGGATATCGAGCGCTTGTCTCAGCAAGCGCGTGATCTCGGCCTTGTCATCGAACAATCGCTTTTAGAAAAAGCGGAAGACACCAAAGACAAGCTGACGATCTTGGGCAAGGTTCTGAATACTAAATTCATCACGTTTGTTCTCGAAAACGCGAGAGCAATCGACGCACTGGCAGATGCGTTAATGCGCGCGGCGACAGCGGCGGGCAAATGGCTGACTGATATGGGGCCGGACGCCACGGCTAACTTGACAAGTTTAGAGCGGCGCATTTTGGGCGTTAAGGGAAGA